ACCTAGGTATTCTTTTCGCCACCCTTCGTGTGGTACGTCTGTATGGGTCATGGTTAAAGTTTAAAACCAGCGAAAGTATCTTTCTTAACATCTTGTTTAATGCTCCCGATTAGATATGACTCAACCTCTGTCTCTTGTGGCGCTACCTGCATACCCTTAGAGGATAACCAGTGTTCTGTCCATGGGAGAGGATTGTTTGTGATAGGAGTGTCAAAGATTGCCTTGAGTCCGATAGACTTTAGACGACGATTGGCAGTCCATTCAACATACTTCTGTAGAAGTTTGTCATTGAGACCGATGATAGAACCATCTTTGAACAGATATTCTGCCCAGAGTTTTTCCTCTTCTACACACTCTTGGAACATTGCATAGACATTCATTTCCTCTTCTTTAGCAATCTCAACCATGTCAGGATCATCGCCATCACGCCACTTGTTCAGAATATTCTGAGTGACAGTCATGTGTTGTGATTCGTCCCTCGCGATGAGTCCGATAATCTTAGCACTTCCTTCCAGAAGTTTAAGTTCCCCGAATGCGAAAGAGCAAGCAAACGAGACGTAAAATCTAATTCCTTCCAGGATATAGACATTAGCGACCGCTCTATATAATTTTCTCTTGAGTTCATAGAGTTCGTTTTCTGCCATTGGAACGCCTTCAAGTTGGTGCTCCCACATTCTCCCAGAACCATATTCCTGAGCGGATTGCAGAAACTCATCATATGCACGAGTAACTGATTGTGCTCGTGAAAGGATTCTATCATCGTCTAGAATGTGATCAAAAACATCAGAAGGATCTGAATATACATTCTTGATAATGTGTGTATATGAGCGATCTCCATAGTCTGCCAGATGTTCATACACCCTTCTAACTCAGGTAGTGAACAGTAAGGTGCAAAAGCCATCCCAGGACCGCGCCCTTGTACAGAATCCAGGAGGATTTGGTACTTAAGGTTACTAGTGAAGATGTGCTTTTGTGCTTCATTAAGTGTCTGATAGTCGGCACGATCTTTCTGCAGTGATACTTCTTCTGGACGCCAAAAATAACCAAGTTGTTGCTGTGTTAGTTTATCAAACACAGGATACTTAAACTTATCGTAGCGTTGGACCCCAAGAGGAGGTCCAAAAAACATCTTTTGCTTTGTGCTATCTACGATATCCGTATTGAATACCGTCATTCCTTTTACTTTAGTACGCATGGGTTCACCGTTTGTTCTAAATTTTGCAGCTGTCACAATCTTCCTCCTCGGTCTCTAAAATTTGTGATAATAAATCTTCGATCGATTCTTTTTTCTCTTCTGTTAGTTGTGGTTCGTCTCCTTTTTGATCGTAAGTATTTTGATAATAAGAAGTCTTCCAACCATACTTATAGGTCTTCAGAAGATCACCTGCCATGACAGAAACTGGCACCTCATTGTTGTCATAGTTCTCTGGATTATAACTCCAGTTGCCAGAAATTGCCTGGTCAAAGAACTTCTGCATAGCAGCGACAACTTTGATGTAACCATCGTTGTCTTTCATGTCCCAGAGAAGAGTGTAGTTATTTTTGAGACTACCGTACTGAGGAACGATTTGTTTGAGCGGTCCCTTTTTGCTTTTCTTAGTGGACAGAAAGGCTCTAGGTGGTTCGATTCCATTTGTTGCGTTTGACACAACGGAACTGCTCTCTGATGGCATCTGAGCGGACAATGTTGAGTGCCTGAGACCGTGGGTGGTGATAGATACTCTAAGACTCTCCCAATCATGTCTCAGTTCTCCTCCACAGAACTCATCGATGTCACGCTTGTAAGTGTCGATTGGGAGGATACCGTCTGCATACTTGGTTCTATCAAAATATCCACACTTGCCCTTCTCTTGGGCGACGGCGTTGCTTGACTTGAGAAGGTAATATTGGAAACTTTCAGACAACTCGTGGACGAGTTTCCATGCTTTTGGATCGTCATAGTGTTCTCCTTGCTTAGCGAGATAGTGTGCTAGTCCGATATAACCAATGCCAAGAGAACGACGGTTGAGAGTGCTGCGTCTTGCTGCCTCAACAGGGTATTCTTGGTAGTCAATCAGTTCCTCTAGACCACGGACTGCGAGGTCACAGAGGTTTTCCAGATCATCTAGTTTATTAATCTTACCAACATTAATTGCAGACAAAATACAGAGAGCAATCTCACCTTCACCATCAATATGTTCGAGTGGAGAGGTAGGAAGAGTAATCTCTTGGCAGAGGTTACTCATATTTACCTTGTCTTTGAAAGACGAATGATCATTACAATGATCAATATTCATGATGTAAATACGACCAGTCTCTGCTCTCTCTTTCAGGAGATCGAGAAGAAGTTCTTGACCGCCAATAGTCTTCTTTGGAATGCTTCCATCAGATTCA